GAGGAGCACCGCGCCGGTGGCATGGATGCCCCAATCGAGATCGATCAGGGCATGGAGAAACAAGAGGCCGGTTTCGTCACCACCGGCGTGCGCCGTGAGTCGCTGAAGTTCTTCGGCCTGGCCGACGGCACCGCCTTTAACGGCACGTTCCGTGGCGCTTACAAGGGCCTGAAAGGTCGCATCACCCCAGTGGTCGTCACCCTGCGCGGCTCGCTGAAAGAGGTCGACATGGGCGATTGGAAGCCCGGCGACAAGGCGGAAATCAAATACAACGTCGCGGTCACCTATTACAAGCTGGAGGTTGACGGCCGCCTGGTCTACGAAATCGACCCGCTGGGTATGAAGCGCGTAATCAATGGCGTCGACCAGCTCGCCGCCCAACGTTCGGCCCTGGGCCTGTAAGGAGTTTCCCCGATGAGCAAAGCAATCAAAATCCCGACTTGGATGGTCCTCAACGGTGACTCCGTTATCGTAACGCTGAGCAAGCCGACTGACGCCAATGGTGTGCAGGTCGACAAACTGACCCTGCGCGCGCCGACCGTGCGCGACATTCGTACCGCCCAAGCGACCGCCTCGGGCGACGACGAACAGCGCGAACTGAACCTGTTCGCTACGTTGGCCGGGGTCAGTCCAAACGATCTGGAGGGCTTGGCACTCAAGGACTACAGCCGCCTGCAGGCCGGTTATTTTCGCCTGGTGCAAGACGACGAACTTTGACCCTCGCGTACAGAAGTACCTGGCCAAACGGCTGGCCAGCGAGCTGAATTTTTCCGCTGCTGAAATTGAGGCCATGCCGTTCGACGGCATGGTCTGGTGGCTTACGGATTGAGGGCAAGCAGGGGGTAGCGCATGGCAAGCAGAATGGCGCTGATGGTGGCCATTGGTGGCGTCGTCAATTCGTCAGTAGGCGCCGCTTTCAACACGGTCGAAAACCGCATCAAGAAGCTGGAAGACAAGGGCAACAAGGCCAAGGTGCTGAAAAGCACCATTGGCGAAACCATGCGCTTGCGTGATGAGTGGAAAAAAGCGCACGACAGCGGGGCGGCCTCGGCCGATGGTCTGCGCCGCAAGCTGGAAAGCAACCTCGATAGCTTGCGCAAGCAGGGTGTACAGGTCGGCAACCTGCGCAAGGAGTACCAGCAGCTGCAGCGCGTGGCCAAAGGCACTGACCTGCAGATAAAGGGTCACCAGCAGATCGAACAGGGCAAGGCCGGTCTCAAATCAAGCGTTGGCCAGGCCGTGGTCGGCGCCGGCGCTTTGGGCGTGGCAGGCAAGATCAGTGCGGACTATCAGGCGATTATCCGTGACATTGCGATCAAGGCGAACGTGGCTAACAAGCCGCAAGAGGCGGAAATGTCGCGCGTGGTTATTCAGACCTCGCAAGACACCGGCATGGCGCGCAACGATGTAGCCGATCTGGTTAACCAGTTGGTCGGTGCCGGCATGGAGCTGGACAAGGCACTGGCCTATGCACCAGTGGCGGCAAAGTTTGCCGTTGGCCAGGGTGCCAGCGGCGTCGACACGGCGAGCATGATTCAGGCCCTAGAGCAAAACGCCAAGATCACTGATCCCAAGGTCATGCAGCAGGCCCTGGAAGCCATCGCGATGCAGGGCCAGGCCGGTAGCTTTGAAGCGGCTGACATGGCTAGGTGGTTTCCGCAGCTGTTGGCGGGCATGGAGAAGAACGGTAGCACCGGCCTGGATGCGGTCAGCTCGTTGGGTGCCATGCTGCAAGTGCAGATGAAGACTGCCGGCGGCTCAGACGAGGCGGCCAACAACCTCAAGAACTGGATGGAAAAGATCGGTTCGGGGGATGTGGTTAAGGCGTATGAGGATGCTGGCATTGATTATCAGGCCTCGCTCAATACCGGGATTCAAAAGGGGATGTCCACCCTTGAGTCCAGCTTTGCGCTGGCCATGCAGTACATCGAAAAAACTGACCCGGCCAAGGCTGCGAAAATGGCCGAAGCCCAGGCCAAAATCAGTAAGGAAACGGACCCCGAAAAAGCCAAGGCGATGCTTGAAGCTTTGGAGAAGTCCCTGCGCACCGGTGATCTGTTCGCCGATATGCAGGTCAAGGCGGCGTTAACGGCCTACTCGCAGAATCGGGGGCTGTATGAGCAGCTGAAAAAGGATTCACAGAACGCCTCGGGCATCCTTGATAAGAACCTGGCTGAGCGCCGCGAAAGTTCGGCGCAGATGTGGGCCGAGACGGGGCAGGCGGTCAACGATGCCATGCGCAGTATCGGCGATGCCATTCGCCCGGTTACTGACATGGTTGCCCAAGGCATCAAGCAAGTCGCCCAGGGATTTACCAAGCTATCAGATGGCTCGCAAGCCGTGGTGCTTGGTATTACGGCTGTTGCAGCCGGGTTTGTGGCGCTGAGAACTCTGCTTAACGGCCTAAAGGTTGCCCGAGGCGTTGCTAATATCGGGCGCGGGGTGATGATGGCTCGTGGCGGCGGTGGCGCCCTGGGGGGCGTTGCTGACGCTGTGGCAGGTAATGGCCAGAAAACCGGTAGTAAGTCCGCAGGTAGTGGCTTAAAAGCCCTTGGCGGCTTACTGGGGGCCAGCAACGACGCTGACGGCGGGCGCAGCGGTCAGCCGCAGCGGGTGTTTGTGGTCAACGCCGATGCTTTGGGGGCGACAGCGCCAGGGGCGGGGCGCGCAGCCCGGCGCCGTCAGCGTAGCGGTCGCCGTGGGCGCGGCGTAGGTGCAAGGGCTGCGACTTCAGCGTCACCAGCGCTGGCTGCAGCTGCCCTGCCCAAGGCGGCGCTAGCCGCTGTTCCGGCTGCCGCCGGTGCCGGTGGCCTTGGGCAGATGGTTAAAAGCCTTCGGGGCGTCACCAAGGTTGGCAAGCGCTTGCCGGGTGGCGCCTTGATTGATGCTGGTCTTGGCGGACTAGACACGGCGTTGAACGCCACGACCAAGGAGGAGAAGGCTGAAGGTTACGGCAGTGCAGCGGGTGGCTTGGCGGGCACTCTAGCCGGCGCAGCGGCCGGTGCCGCGATTGGTTCGGTGGTGCCGGTTATTGGCACCGCAATCGGCGGCGTGGTGGGGGCATTCCTTGGCGGCATGGGCGGGGAGAATCTTGGGGGAATGCTGGGTAAGTCTTGGTTTGGTGGTGAGGATAAGCCCGAGCAAGTCGCCGCAACCGAGAAGACCCCCGAGAGCGCTGCAGAGAAGAAGGTCCCCACGACTCTGCAGGCCTCTCCGACGGTGGTGGGTGCTGCGGTGCCTGCGCCGACCCTGGCCCGTCCGGCCTCGGTGCCTTCGAAGTCAGTTGATTTGATGAGCGACGAGGAGGTGGAAAAGCGCTGGAATGAGCTGCCAGCATTTGCTCGGCGAAAGCCGGTTGATGAACTTGGCATGCTTGGCGGTTCTGTGCCTGGTCTAGGTGAGGGTTTTTCCCCGACGTTATCCCTGGACACGGTTCACAAGCCCGCAGAGCGAGCCCAGGCACCGACGCAACTTTCGCAGGCAGATTCGGGTATGGCCATGCGCGCCTTGGAAGGCGCTTCCCAGCAAGCGGGGGGCGCCGCCCCAGTGGTGGCTAGGGTCATTGAGCGAAGTAAGCCCGAGGCGCTGAAAGGTGCTCAGGGTGGAGGGGCGGACACGTCCAGCGGCATGGGTGATGTGGTTCGTTCCATCGTCGGTTCGGGGCAGCCGCCGGCAGTAGCCTTGCCAGCGGTTGCAAAGGTCGCCGAGCAGGGCAAGTCCGTGGCGCCGAAGGTTGAACAGGCGTTCAGTTTTGCGCCGAGCCTGGCTATTACGGTGCAGGGAGACGTGAAAGACCCTGCGCAGCTGGCCCGTGAGCTGGGGCCGCACCTGCAGCAGCAATTTGAGTCTTTCGCTCGCGAAACGGCAGCGCGTCAGGCCTCAAGTCAGTTGTTCGATGCAGCACACGTTTAAGGAGACGCCATGGCCTACATGGAGCAATTGCAATCGGGGCTCAAGTACATCGTGAAAGCAGGGGAGGCTGGGCGAACCAGCCTCGACGGCATGCTGGGCCCGCTCAATGGCGCTATTGGTGATATGACCGGTGCAGTGTCTGAGCTGGAAAGCCTGCCATTCGTGGGGCCGATGGTCGGCGAGAAGTTACAGCGGACCATGCGCGCGGTTAACGCCGCGCAATCCATGGTTGGCGAGGTTGCGGCCAAGTACAACCAAGCGGTGAGCGCCGCCGGCCAGGTGCAGGAGCGCCTGGGCTCACTCAAGGAACAGGCCAGTAAGGCGGGTGCCGCAATCAACCGTATCGCCGGAAAGATCAGCCCGTCCCTGGGTAACATCATGCCAACGGGAGATTTTGCGCCGGAATTGACGCCGGCGGCCGAGGCGGTGAAGCCGTTCCCGCATCTGCTGATCGTGCAGCCGCTGGAGCCGAACGCTCAGCCCTACTATTTCAACCTCGACACGGCGGCGTTTGATGAGCTGCGCCGGCAGACCGCGTTCAGGTGGGCAGGGCAGGAGCGGCTAAGTCGAAGCATTGCCCAGCAGGCCATCGGCCAGGGGGAGGACAAGCTAAGCCTGAAGGGGGCGATTTACCCAGGGCACAAAGGTGGCCTCAAACAACTGGACACCCTGCGCAGCATGGGCCGTCGCCTGCAACCGCTGAGCCTTACCACTGGCTATGGCGAGGTACTGGGTAACTGGTGCTTGCTGAGTTTGGATGAGGAACAAAGCAGCCTGTTGGCCGGTGGTATCCCGCGCAAGCAAGGCTTTAGTTTGGAGTTTGTGAGCTATGGCAACGACCTGCAGAACGTCTGAGGGGGATCTGCTCGATACCCTTTGTCAGCATTACTACGGCCACCTCAAGGGTACGGTCGAGGCAGTGCTAGGGGCCAATCAGGGCTTGGCTGATGAGCCGCAGCCCTACAGGGCTGGCGTACTGATTGTGCTGCCGGATCTGCCAGCGCCGACCGATGCGCTGATTCAGTTGTGGGATTGATGTCATATTGCCTTGGTGCAGCCGAGGTCGATACCATCACCCCAATTTTGCCGGGATGAAGGAACAGCAGTGGAAAAGTCGACTGAGCTAAGGAAGTTCAAGCGGGGCTGGTGGCGGGAGCTGATGCACCGGTCGGATTGGTTGATTTTTGGGATCATTGGGGCCGTGCTGGTGGCCTTTATTCCGGAGGTCGGCTTGTTGCTGTCCGGTGTGTTGGTGGTCATTGTGCTTTGGAAGGTCTTCGGTTTCCGTGACACGCTGGTCGAGGGCAATTGTCCCGCTTGTACCAAGGCGCTGAACATCGACCCTAAGCAAGATGTGATCGCCTGCCCAATCTGCGGCAGTTGCATGAAAGTGGGCGATCAGAGCCTAACCTTGGTCGATCTGCATTAACACGCAACGACTTGTATCAAGCCCCGCTCATGCGGGGTTTTTTGTTTCTATCTCGCGGGAATGAGTCCCGCGTTACGCGTAACGAAGCCCCGCCCTGTGCGGGGTTTGTCGTTTCTGGAGCGCACACGATGAAACCAACTTTTCGCCTTGTCGCTGACGGCAAGGACATTACCACGCTGATTAACGACCGCCTGTTAATGCTGCGCACTTCGGATAAACCCGGCATGGAGTCGGACGAATTCGAGCTGCGCATTGATGATCGTGATCAGGCTGTCGCGTTGCCAGTTCGGGGCGCTCATATCGAGGTGTTTTTGGGCTATGCAGGCCAGGCCTTGGCGCGGCTTGGCCGCTATACCGTCGATGAGGTCGAGCTGTCTGGTCCGCCTGACACGCTGGTAATTCGCGGTAAGGCCAGCGATATGCGCGGCAGTGGCAAAACCACGCGCAGCGGCAGCTGGGAGGGCGTGCCGCTGCAGCAGATCGTCGGCGATCTGGCTGCCCGTAATGGCTGGCAGCCAGTGTGTTCTGTGGCCACTAAGGTGCCTCGCGTCGACCAGTTCAATGAGTCGGACTTTAACTTCATAACGCGCTTGGCCAAACAGTACGACTGCACCGCCAAGGTTGGCGATGGCAAGTTGCTGGTGCTGCCTCGCCAAGGTGGGCAGAGCGCGAGTGGTAAAGCCTTAGGCATGGTCACCATCACCCGTCCGGACGTCAGCCGCTATCAGTTTCGGCTGGGCGACAAGTCCAGTCAAAAGGCGGTGCAGGCCAAGCATCAGGACAGGAAGACCGGCGCGCTACAGGTGGTTGAGCTGGGCAATGAGGATGCGGCCGATGGTTTGCCGCCGGTGCATACCGACCGGCATATCTACCCGAACAAATCCGCCGCCCAGCAGGCCGCCAAGGCTCGTTTGGCCGCGTTCAATCGCAGCACCGCTAGCGTGCGCCTAGAAATGGCGGGTCGTACCGACTTGTTCGCCGAACGCATGATTAGCGCCCAAGGCTTCAAGGGCGGTCTTGATGGTGAATACCTGGTGGATTCGGTTGAGCAGGTTTTTACCCAGTCCGGCTGGACCACAACCGTCGAGTGCAACGGCGGCAAAAAGGGCAAAGCCAAGGCCAGCGGCAAGCAGAAAAAGGTGCCACAGCAACTCAAGACTGTGGACCTACAACCCTAACGGCCCACGGGCCACCCCTGGAGACTCCCCCTTATGGCGATCAACGCGCAGCAGCTGCTGCAGATCCTCCCCAACGCCGGCGCGAAGAAAGCCGGCGTTTTTGCACCTGTGCTCAATGCGGCCATGGTCAAGTTCGACATTGTCACCCCGCACCGGCAGGCGATGTTCCTGGCGCAGATCGGGCATGAGTCGGGTCAGTTGCGTTACGTCCGCGAGCTGGGCGGCGACAGCTACCTGTCGAAGTACGATACCGGCACGCTCGCCCAGCGCCTGGGCAATACCCCCGAGGCCGATGGTGATGGGCAGAAGTACTGCGGCCGGGGACTGATCCAGATTACTGGCCGCAGCAATTACAAGCGCTGTGGTGAGGCCCTGGGCCTGGACCTGATCAATCATCCTGAGCTGTTGGAGCAGCCGGAGCACGCGGCCAGCTCGGCGGCCTGGTTCTGGCATCAGGCGGGGCTCAACCGCCCGGCAGATCGGGGAGAGTTCAACCTTGTTACTCGCCGCATCAATGGCGGGCTAAACGGTCTTGAGGACCGCCTGAAGCTGTGGGCTCGGGCTCGCGAGGTGCTGGCAGCATGATGACCCTCAATTGTCGCCTGGCAGCGTTAGCGCTGCTGCTGGGCCTTGCCCTGGGCGGTCGTGTCGCCTGGCAGTGGCAGGCGAACAGCTACGGCAAGGTGCTGTCCGATCAGGCCCGCGACCACAAGACAGAGCGCGAGGCCGCCGCCACGGCGGTGATTGACTGGAAAGCGAAGGAACAAACCCAGCGCCGAGCGCTGGAGGATCGCCTGCAGGCGAATGACGAAACCCACTATAAGGAATTGCTCGATGCTCAACAGACTCAAGCTCGCCTGCGCGATCGCCTTGCTACTGCTGATTTACGGTTGTCAGTCTTACTCACTCCCGACGCCCAGGGTGGTGGCGGTGGATTGTCAGCCACCACCAGCACCGGCGGCGTGGTTCATGGCTCCGCGCGAGGCGAACTTGACCCAGCGCATGCTCAACGAATTGTCGCCATTGCCGGTGACGGTGACCAGGGACTGACTGCCCTGGCAGCGTGTCAGGCGTATGCGCGGGAGGTGCGCGCCGGAACGCCACCTATACTCCCGGCAACAGAGTAAATCGGGGTAATGGATAGCGGACCTGACTGAGAGCATGAGGGCAGGGGAGCAGCTTCTACAAAGTGCTCTGGAAGCAGTTCGCAAGTATCAGCAGGCCAAGGACTCATCGACGCCAACTGAGGAGGTTGAACGCCTTCGCCTGGGAACTGAGTCCTTGATGCAGGCCGTGCAGCAGTACCAGCAGCGAGCGATGGGAGGCCTTGGGGCGACTCTTCATTAAATGGATTGTGTTTGGTCGGCAGGACGCCACGATATGCCGAAACGGCATGAAAGAGGGGAATATCCTGCCGGACCAATTCACGGACCAGCAGGTGTGTTTCAGTGGGTGGGCGCGAGGGGTTTTGCCCAGTAAAACCTACTCATTGGAACCCGCTAACACCCGTTTTATAGCGCATGGTGATGTTAGCGGTAGAAATCAAGTGCTTATCCTGCGGGGGTTCCAGAGGTGTGTTTAGGTGCCGTCGTCTGTTTTGGGCCAGTTTTGGGCCAGTCAGACGCTAGCCGGCAGCTTCTCCAGCTCCCTCCAATCCGAGGAGGAGCTGATCCATTTTGCGTAAGTAGAGAGCAACATCTCGACGCGATGGCCGAGCTGGTTCGCGATGAACGCGGGGTTCATCCCAGCCATAAGGCACATGGTTGCGTAGGTGTGGCGCGGGTCGTACTGACGACGTTCACGGATGCCCAGCGCCGTAAGCGCGAGCTTGAAGTGGTTGATTGTAACACTTGGCTCTCTGATCCACATCCCGCCTTTTCCCGGTTGAAACACAATGGGCTGGTTGGGGTGGCCGATTTTGAAGCCATCCGTCGAAGATCAGCCAGGCGCTAAGCCTTGCTCAGAGCGTGAATTGCACGCGCGTTCAGCAAAATCACCCGGTGGTGCTTCGTTTTGCTCCGGTCCTCCGGTTGGCCATCGACGATAATACGGCGGATATTCGCAATCTTCGCCTCCAGTTTGATGTCGCCCCACTGCAAGTCCATGGGGCCGCACGAACTCATGCACCGAACGCCTTGGCACCCCGTATCAGTTACAGTTGATGTTTTGGCCATGGATCATTGGTGATGTTTGAGGGATTCAAGACACACAGGTATACGCTCTATGCAGGTCATTGGCCCGTTGCATCCGCGGTTGGCCAAATCCAGCCTGACGGCACGGTGCTTAATGATCTGGGATTGCAGCGCTTTCAAATTATCGATAACGGTCTGTACTCAGCGAGCGGCGAGCTGGTTGGGCCAATCTATCGAGTCGGCGAGGAGTTGGTGATTCCGGATGGCGCCAACAACTGCCTGTACTCGATACGGCTCGATACCGACCAGTAATCCTAGGCCGCTCGCAGAAGCGCTTCGATAACTCGCTGATGGTTGGCTGCCCAGAGAGCCTGGCCGCTTGCGGCGCGCGCCGGGCCGTTGATGATCTTGGAGCAAATGAAAAAATCAGGTTTCTCGATACCATTCCATGGTTCGCTTTTTGTACCAAGTAGTACCGCGATACCTGGAAATTTTTGTATTTCTTTTGCTCAAGGCTATCAGTGGAATGGGATCGGCGGTGCGGTCAGTCCGATCGGACCTTGCGCTCAAGTTCTTAAGCCAGCCATGCAGTGCGAGATCAAAGGAAATACCAACATTAACCATGGCAATGTAAGTGATGCTGCCATTGATGGTAATGAGGCAGCAACCACACTTCAGTTAACATGCACCGGGGTGAGCAGTGTAATCGCAAAACTATCTTCGGCCGTAAACCTCAGAGCAGATCGTAGTTTGTACTCAGAACTCACAGTCGGAGGGAAAAGTGCGCAGGGCGGCGTTGAGGTTTTTATGGAAAAGGATTTGCCCCGCCCAGTTGTCGTTAAATCAACGTTGTTCAGCAGCGGAACCGTTGAGCCCGGTGCTTTTTCCGGATCTACCGTGCTTACAATCGCGCCACCTTAGGCTGACATAGTGACGGAGATGGTGGGAGGTGCGGGAGGGTCAGGCGGCACTGCGCTTAAGCTGTCGTCGCCCGGCGCTGCCTGGGGTTTAGACTTGCAGTGCGCCGTTGTACACATCGAAAGACTCGTACACTACCCAGCCGCCCTCTGTTATCAGGCCCTCGTTGTCGATCACATAGGAACCGGCCTTGAAGTAGAACGCGAATTTATCCCATGTCTCGCTGACTGCTGCACTGGCGCTCAGAGTATCGAGACAAACACTCAACTCGCCGGAGTCATCAACCTGAACGCTGTAATCGAAAGGCTGACCTAGAGGGATTGCCTTCTTCAGCAGCGTTCGGGTTTTGCTACCTGGGCGATCGCGTGCATCGATCCGTACAACACCGTTCCACCAAATCACCATCAGGAATGGGTTCGGGGCGTTAAGTCCATGGATTTGACCGACGATAACTTTCCCTTTGGAAGGGACGGCTTCAACCCGTACCCGGCCAGTCATCGAGTGCTTGGCGCTACCGCGTACCCAGTTGAACGATTCGGCAGAGTCAGGAAACGTCTGGCGGCTTTCTGTGCGTGGGGACTTAGAGGTTCCTGATGTACCGCCTTGGACTGAGCACCAGTAGTTGGTGTGCCCATTCTGGTCGGTCCAGAAGAGGTCTTGCGGTGGCCGCTCTGGGTAGAGATAGTGCGTGCCATGCGCGGTGATATTCCCGAAGTTATTCATGGTCTTTCCTTTGTGGTTTTTGGAAATTAATCTGGTAAAGCCTTGAAGGCGTTGCGCCTCTTGCCGACGGTGCTTTGGTCAGAGTGCGCGCGTCTTCGCGTCGTACCGGTGTTGTCCGGAAGAGGGCATGCCTTCGGATGCCTCGCCGGCGTGTTGGAATTCGTTGAGGTCAGCAAAGGCGCTGCAGCAGGATCTGCTTAGTCCTTGGTCGAACCTTCAAGCGCAGGTCTTCTTCCTGCAACTTCGCGGACTTCTAGCACATGTGCCGGTCGCGCTCGACCTGGCCCATCGCTATATGAGGCGTCCTTTAATCCACTGGGCGGCAAGTGAACATGGGGCTGCCGGCGGCGCTGCTGGGTGATCTTCTGAATGTGTCTCATGGGTGACACACATCGATTGGCGTCTTCTTCATAGAGCCAGAAGGCATGATCACTAGTAGGCGCTTGTTTCTGCGATTTCGGGTATATTTTTATTCATAAAGATGAGTTGTTGCGTTAGTGTGTTGAGGAACTAGAAAATGATGCCGAGCAATCCAAAATATTTTTGGGAAAACCAATGAGATTATAGCTGCAAGTGGTTCCGGGTACGAGCGGGATTTGGAAGTTGCCCTTGAGGGTGTGGTGATTTATTGTACAACAAAGATATTTAATAATTATGTGGAAGGTTCGTGCGCTGATAATGATTTGATAGGCGCAACAATAAAAGATGATTCGTTTTCTATGGAGTATTCTGTGCTGTGTCAAGGGTCGGATATTTTGTTTGAACAGCCTCTTCCTGGTTCGCCTAGCTCCGTTCTGGGTGGGGTATGTATAGAGAAAAGAGAAGAGGGCTCTTTTGTTGTTAGAAACAGTCTGTTAGGTGTTGTTCTTGTATCCTTTGATGATGCGGTGGACCTGTCAGTAGGGGATACTGTTTTTGTCCGCGGTGAATTACATGTTGATAGTGCGCTCGTAAATGCCCCCCCCCGATTAAGGTAGTTCCGTGACACCAATGTTTTCGTCGACGCCCATGACCAGTTGCATTTCATCGATCTGGGGCGGGGCGGTATCGCGGATCGCAGGCTGGACATCGCGTTTGTTCATCGAAACCTGCGCGAAGATGTTTCGGACAATGCAGCAAACGACTTTCTCCGAGGGCTTGGCGAGCCTGATCAGTGTGCAAAACGTGAGTTTTTTGAGCAGTTGGCTGAGTTGTTCTAGGGTTTAAACGAAGTCCTTGAAGCACCGAAATGGATAAAATCACCGTCATCAACGGCGCAAGTCCCTGATGTTCAAGCGATACGAACTCAGCGATTCATCTTGGGAAAGGCAGCTGTAAACGCATCCACCGTGGGAGGGAAGCTCCCACGGCTGGGAAAGAGGGCGTGTCAACCTGCTTACTTGCTTCGCCCCACCTTGTAGATGCCCAACGCACGTTCGGCCGAAGAGTTGCACAATTCTTCGTCCCCTGCTTTCTGTGCTTCTTTAGCCTTATCCAGCAAATCGCGGAATTCGCCAGCCTTGCCCCCGTCTAGGGCCTGACCATCACTTTTCGCGATGTCTTCCAGCTGCTTGATCTTGTCATCGCAGTCGGAGGCAAAGACACTGCTACCAAAGGTCAATGCGACGATTAACGCTGCCAAATACTTCATAACGGTTCTCCCGACAGGAATGAAACCAGCCATGACGACACGAGAACAGCACGCTCGCGTCAACGTGTTGAGGGTAGTTCACGCTCAAACCTTGAGTGGGGCGTGGGCGCAATCAGACAAACGCCTGGCCATGAAAACCGCGGGGCAGGCGTTGCAGCCCAGGCATGGCCGTCAGGCGTTCAACCCAGGCGGCGCGCCAGTCGTTGGCGGTGTGTTGCGCCTTGGCCTTACGCGCCGCACGGCGGGCAGCATTACGCTGCTCACGTCGCGCGTCCTTGTAGGCATCGGTGTTGCGACAACTGCGGCATTTGACGCGGTTGAGCTCGCGGGTCGAGATCAGATTGTTGCCATGGTGGCCGCAAGCCAGGTGGCCGGCGACTTTGTAGTGAGTGACCAT